ATATATGTAAAAAATAAAATATCCTAAAACATTTCTAAATCTATAAAATAACTCAATGTTTCATCTAAAACGAATACGCCTATTTTGGTATTAACTGTTGTAATATAATATATTTATATCTTTTTAAATATTTGTATATTTTAGAAATGTCAGGAAAACTAACTAACAAAGACTATGTTAGTATTTTAAACTATTATAAGATAAATGTTCCAAAATCTAAACAAATGATTAAGAAAAAAGCTGAAAGCATAATGACTGAAAAATTATGTAAATGTATTAAGAAAATTGATGTGGTTGATGAAGAAAAATCTATAGGAATATGTACGAGAACAATTTTTAATCGTAAAGGATATAAACGTGGTGTTTTTCAGTGTAAAAAAAAGCAATCAGTTAAAATTACAAAAAAGAATAAATATTTATTAAAAAATAAAACTCGTAAAAATAAATAATATTATGTTATGTTATGTTATAATGCAAAAAAAGTATTCTAGAAAGTTTAAAAATAGGGTTAAACGAGGTGGTATGGATACTGTAAAAACTCCCACATTTTATAATCCAGCGACGCTTAAGAAAAATCCAACTGCGGCATTTTATAATACTTCTAAAGGCGAAGGTCCCATTACGCCATATAAACCGCGTCGTACTTTGGATTTATCTCCTGGTTCAAAAAAAGAAGCTGAAGATTTTTTTGCAGGTCCACCGCCTGAAAAACGCGAAGAAGAATTGAGGAAAAAAGCATTAACTGAGTTTGATAAACTAACAAAAAAATATACTGAATTGCAAGAATCTAAAAAAGACATTGATGTGGGGGATTGTCCGGATGGTTCATGTACTGTAAGTGGAGGAAGAAAATCGCATAGATGTAAAAAACGTTGTAAACGAAGAAAATCTCGTAGACGACAGTAATTATATAACGGTAATATACTATATTATAACGGTAATATACTATATTATAACGGTAATATACTATATTATAACGGTAATATACTATATTATAACGGTAATATACTATATTATAACGGTAACATACTATATTATAACGCTTACTTTGTAATAAACCAATTGCGTTGATTTTGAAACTGGCCATAATCAATATGAAACACATTATTAATCATTTGAATTGCGTTAGTGCCATTAGCCGCGTAATAACCATAAATACGTCTTGTTCCACCGGCACCACCTCCTGTTCCAGCTAAAATAGAACCTAGTGTTCTAGAACCAACAGTTCCAGATTGCCATCGTTGTGTTCGAATATTTCCTGTGCTTCCTCCCATATTATATTAACATAATATTAAATTTTTAAATAATTCATAAATTTGTTAGTTTATATCTTCGTTCTCTAATTGATCTAAAGCTTTAATTATTATATTTTCTTGAGCCGTTATTTTTTGAAATATAAGACATTCATCCATTTTAAACGTATAATGACGATGCATAAAATTTTTGCATGTAATTATTACTCCATTGTCTGTTATTTTTATATCACAAATCATTCCACAATGATTCAGAGGTAAGTAATTTGGATCTGTTATTGGAATCCAACGAATAAATCCACCATGTTTCAAATCATTCAACTCATCTACATATCTATAACCTTTTAATTGTTTTAAATAATTTAATGTAGTTGATTTATCTAAATGTAATTCTTTTATAATATTGTAATTCATTTCTAAAATTTTTTTACTCGTTAAATTCATCACATTTTCATTATTTTCATTATCTAACGCATATAACAATTTATTTACATCCATTTATATTACTTAATATAAACTAACATATTTTTATATACTTTTTTATTTTTGTTTATATTTACCAGTTAAACGCACCACCAAACCCACCAGACATTGAGTTTGCTGCCATAGGTTCAAACGTTTCCATTCCTGGAGTAGCAGCACCTACTAAAGGCGTTGAATTTTGTTGATACATTTGATCATAATTTGGCAGTTGTTGAACTGGGGTTGCGTCAATTGGAGGAAGTGAACTTATTGACGTAGAACCCATTGATTGACTCATTGGTTGAGATATTGGTTGTGATACTTTAACCTTTCCATTTCCTGTTTTACCTTTTGTGTCCTTTTGACCATTCCATAATTCCATAACACGCTCAAATAATATCGAAACTTTTTCACCTAATTTGGTTTGTAAACTAATAAGAATAACTAACATAGGTATAACTGGTCCAATCGCGCTTAATGCATGATATTTTTCACCACTATATGTTGGCACATATGTTATTATTCTATGAATTAATACTATTCCAAAAAACATAAACAATATTTGCGCTAAAACTTCTGCAAACAATTCTAACGAACCTTTTTCATCATCCGCTTCTGGAACATATTGCTGCATTAGTTTATTTAATATTATTACTGGAATCAAAGCTAATACTATATATTGAACTAAATTTAATAATTCTGCTTTAGATTCTTCATCAAAGTTAAATACATGCTTAAAAAATCCTGCTTTACTAGAACTTGTTTTTGATAATTCATCCAAACTTTCCATATGTTTTATATTTAGAAATTAAAATGTCTATTAAGTAAACTATTTAGATATAAATTAATATTCTAAATATATTATGTGTGATTTTAAGAAAACCATTGATTTACATAATATTGAAGACCCATTTATTAATATCACAAGCAAACTATACGATAATATTCCAAATATTTTTAAACATGAAGAATATCAATATTTAAATCTTCTTGAAAATATTCTAGAAAATGGTTCTTGGGAAGACGGTAGAAATGGGAAGACTAAGAGTATATTCGGTCAAACTATGCGTTTTTCTCTAAATAATGGTCAGATACCCATTTTAACTACCAAAAAAACAGCATGGAAAACTTGTTTAAAGGAATTATTATGGTTTATTCGAGGACAGACTAATAATACATCTCTAAAATCTCAAGGTGTTCATATTTGGGATGCCAATTGTTCTAGAGAGTTTTTAGATTCTAGAGGGCTTACTGATTATCCTGAAGATATTTTGGGTCCAATTTATGGTTATCAATGGAGAAATTTTAACGGAGATTATACAATTTGCAATTGCAACCCAGTTTCAGGTAATTGCAGATGTAATGACTTAAATATGAATGACGAACGTATAGATCAGTTGCAGGATATTATTAATGCGTTAAAAGACCCTAAGCAACGCACTAGTAGACGTCTTATTTTGACAGCATGGAATCCATGCCAATTAAATAAAATGGCATTGCCACCTTGTCATATATTATGTCAGTTTAATGTGCATGATGGAAATAAATTATCATGCTCTATGTATCAACGTAGTGCTGATGAATTTTTAGGTCAACCTATAAATATTGCTTCTTATAGTTTTTTAACGCATCTAATAGCAAAACATTGTGGTTTAGAAGCACATGAATTTGTGTATTTTATTGGGAATTGTCATATTTACGAAAATGCAATAGATGCGTGTAAATTGCAAATTACAAGAAAGCCATATCCGTTTCCAACGGTTACTATTAAAAAAATAAGAGAAAATATAGATGAATATGAAATAGATGATTTTGAAATACATAATTACAAACATCATGAACAAATAAAAGTAGAGATGATAGCTTAGATTATAATTGAATTACAATAATTATAATATAAGTGTAATATAATATAATGAAAATTTTCAAAGTTTGCGAAAAATGTAAACATACAATCATTACATGTATGCATCCATACGCATCAGTAAGATATGGATATGATGTTGTATATTTTCACATGAAATGTTATGAAGATTTTGCTGTTCAAACTTTAGAAAATATTAAACAGAATTTAATTGAAAAAATGTGAATAAGACTATATTCATTTTGAATGTTTGCGTTAATATTTTAGGAACATAGTATTAATCAATAATATGAGTGCAAATAGATCTGTGCAAGCGGCCCAACGTAGAAGAGCAGGGCCATCAAATTCAGAACCAGCTATACCTGGAAGAGGCCCACAACCATCAATAAATTCTTCTCAAATATTTAGTAATCAATCTAGACAAGGTCAACCGCAAACTGGACAAAATTCTAGAGCAAATCCAATGAGCAAACAACCTATACAACCACAAATGCAACAAAACAATAAGTTATCTTCAGTCAATAAGATGACAATACCACAAGCTATTACATTAATAACACTTAGGTTAGGCGTTCTCGAATCAAAGTTGTCACACACAGGAGATGGAGAGAGTGGAGATTCAGGAATTGATACAGGGTTTTTACAATCTATAATGGAAAGATTAGAAAATCTTGAAAAACGTTCGCAAATGACTCCAAACCAATTATCTGTAGTGGGTTCATCCAACGAATTAAATTTAATGAAGCAAACGGTGGTTCAAACAAAAAATTCAACAATTGCATTAGTTAAAGAAAATACATCATTAAAAACTCAACTCGATAACTTAAACAAGGATTTTTTAGAAACTAAACAATTATTACTATCGTTACAAAATATGGTAATGGAGAATAGACAAAAATTGTTACATATATCTTTGAATGATAATGAAACTATGGTAGATTTTGATTCTACATTTATTCCAAATTTAAATGACGAATGTTTTAATGAAAATTTGTCAATGCTGGAAGAATATAATACACAATTAGAAAATATAATACAACCAATGGATAATGAATTATTAACTGGTGTATAATACTAACAAAAATATAAATTTATAATATTAGTTAAAATATTATAAACATAATAGCTGAAATAAATAATGGATATATTAAATGACATATTTTTAGATAATGAAAATAATTCTTTAGAAAGAATGAAACGTAGTTTACTAAATGGAGACATGACTGAAATATTAAATGAATTATGTTTTATTAAGGACAATAATATAATTTTGAATTATATATATTTTAAATATATTGGTCAAGAGGAAACATATGATTATATATTGAGTTATATAACTAACAATATTGATACTATATTAATAACTAACAATGAATTTATAGTTCATGTAAATATGAAAAATTTTACTATATCTGATATAGATAAACATAAACAATTTATTCAATATATGTCTGGATTTTTAAAAAATAAATACCCTGAAAAATTGTCAAAATGTTATGTATACAATTCTTCATTCATGTTTTCTCAAATTTTCAACATTGTTAGTATGTTTATAGATAAAGATACACAAAAAAAAATAATACTAGTTAAATGAAAATTGTTGTTAGTTAGTTTCTGTAAAATAATTTATTAATTTTTATAAATAATGTTAAAATTAATTATAGGTTTGTTTATTTTTTGTATAATATTATTTTTTTATTTACATATACAATTTCATTTTAAAACAAGCGATGATTTAGAAATATATGAAATTGTTCAGGCATCAAAAGCTAATTTGGAAGAAATATGCGATTTAAGACAACCCACATTAATAGATTGTGATGATGATTGTAATAAAATAATAAATACAACGAATCAAGAATATTTGTTAAATAGCTATGGAATTTTTGAAGTAAAAATAAGAAATAACACAGATATAATATCTGAAACAGACATTTGTGTTCCTTTGCCGTTACATATGGCAATTAAATTATTTAATGAAGATACTACATCATCATATTTTAGTGAAGGAAATATTGATTTTTTACAGGAAACTGGAGCAGTAAAAAATATGTCATATAATGATTCTTATTTGAGACCTTATTTAGTATCGAATTGTTATTATGATGTAATGTTTGGTTCAAAAAATGTAGAGACCCCTTTTAGATATGATTTGAATTATCGTAATTATTATTTGGTTACACAAGGTTTTGTAACAGTGAAATTGTCTCCTCCAAAAAGTTCAAAATACTTATATCCGATAAATGATTATGAAAATTTTGAATTTAAATCGGCAATTAATCCATGGAATCCTCAGCCAAAATATAAAGCGGATTTTGATAAGATAAAATGTTTGGAAATTGTGCTAACTCCTGGAAAAATGTTATATATACCAGCATATTGGTGGTATACATTTAAATTTGATGAAAATGCAAGTGTTAGTTGTTTTAAATATAGAACATATATGAATAATATAGCAATTAGTCCAAAAATAGGAATGTATGCTTTACAAAATCAAAATGTGGAAAGAAAAATAGCAAAACAAATAGATATAATAAAAAAACCTGAAGAAATGACTACGTCGATTGATGAACTAACAAACAATGTAGACAACATAGAAGGTGTATAATATTTGTCTATATACACCCTTGAAGATTTAAAACCACACTTTTGTTAAGTATTGTTCTTATCTTATTTGTATAATTTTACTTTGGTCTGTAATTGTTTCGTTATTTGTAAATGGCATTTTACTTGTAATTCCTAAAATATTACAACTAAATTTAATCTGTTCCGCTGGTTGGTAAAGTCTTCTTAACATAATATATTCATCTGATAATACTTGGTTTATATTTTCATAGTTTTCTACATCTTCTAAATAATTTACTACGCATAATTGTGAAGTAGCAATATCAAACATTTCGTTTGAAGTTGATAGATTATAAGATGTTTTATGGGGTGGTTGGTGTGACGGCATATATGATATTTGAATAAACTTTTTCATATCTTTCATAAAATAGGACTCTTTTTCATCATCTTTATCATACAAAACATATATATTATTAAGTTTAACACCATTAATCGTGTTTGATACTAATTCTGTTAATGAATTAAAATCGTCAGCTTCAATATACGGCTGTAAAATTGTACTGTATAGTATGTGTAAATAATTATAATAATTTATACTACACTTATATATATGAATAAAACTACTGAAAATATCTTCAAATTTGAAAGAATTAGATTAGGAAATAAAACTACACTAAACGGTGAGAAATATGGTCCATATTTATATAGAGATATTACAAATAATACACTTTTAGCAAGTTGGGACAAACCAGTAAAAGAAGTAAATTATTTATATAAAGGTGAAGAAGTTGGATATAATACAGACGCATTAATGTATTATAAAAATATATAATTTGTCCCATTTTACAAGTTCTAAAATCTTAAATGCTGTAAAGTGCTTAAAGACTATATTGAATATTTTAATATAGATGACTCTATATAAGCTAACAATTAATAATAGAAACAATGGAACATGGTCAGTATGTAATGTAAATACTCTTCAGGATGTAATTCTTGAAGGTTTTAATCCATTTGAACATAAGATATTTACAAATGATACATTTATATATAATAATCAAAAAGTAGAAATTATACATTCGTCAATACGTATTAATGAAAATATACCGGCTGTGTTAATTTTAGCAGATAACAAAACATATGGTAGAGAAAATAAGATAGACGGAGAAGAAAGAGAAAAGGCTAAAAAAGGTCGTTTGTTATATAAATGTATACCGGATGATATACGCATTCCAATATTTTTGGTTCCATATGAAATGAAAAATATAGGGTTTTCAAAAGCATTTAAAAATATGTATGTAACTATTAATTATAAGCAGTGGATTGACGCACATCCCATCGCAAATTTGTCACAAGTAATAGGTCATATCGATGTATTGGATAATTTTTATGAATATCAATTGTATTGTAAAAGTCTGAATGCGTCTATACAAAAATTTAATAAAGATGCCAATAAAAGTATTCAAATAAATGCTAATAAACATGATGTATTTATTAGCGAAATTTGTAAAAAATATCCTCAAATTGATGACAGAACAGATTGGAAAACATTAACTATAGATCCGGAAACAAGTCTTGATTATGATGATGGTTTCAGTATTAAGAAGCTAAATGATAACCATACTCTGTTGAGTATTTATATTGCAAATGTAAGTATATGGATTGATTCTTTAAACTTGTGGTCTAGTTTTTCACAACGCATTTCAACAATTTATTTGCCAGATCGTAAAAGGCCAATGTTGCCAACAATTTTATCAGATTGTTTATGTTCGTTACAACAAAATATGAGACGGTTTGCTTTTGTGATTGATATTGTTTTGGATGAAGATTGTAAAATTGTATCAACTAGTTATAGTAATGTGTTAATACGTGTATGTAAAAATTTTTCATATGAAGAAACTGATTTATTAATGGATAATGATTATAATTTGCTTTTAAATGCGGTGAAAAAAATGTCAAAAGAATATAAATATTTAAGTAATATACGTGATAGTCATGACGTGGTCTCATATTTGATGATTTTTATGAATTATCATTGTGCACGAGAATTATATGATTCTCATAATGGAATTTTTAGGTCAACAATTGTAAATAAACGAATAAGTTTGCCTGATAATATTCCTGAAGATGTAAATAATTTTATTAGAATATGGAATAGTGTTTCTGCTCAATACATTGATTTAAGTTGTATTGCGGATAAAACAACAACGAGACATGATTTGCTTGAAATGGATATTTATGTGCATATTACTTCTCCGATTAGACGTTTGGTTGATTTGTTAAATATGATTAAATTTCAACAAAATAAGTCATTATTTATGTTGTCTGGTGATGCGATTGATTTTTACAATAAATGGGTTAGTGAGATAGATTATATAAATATTACCATGAGGTCAATACGTAAAGTGCAAAATGATTGTTCATTGTTGGATACATGTTTTAATAATCCAGAAACTTTAGATAAAATATTTGATGGTTATTGTTTTGACAAGTTGGTTAGAAATGATGGTTTATATCAATATATAGTGTTTTTGCCTGAATTGAAATTGTCGTCGAGGGTTACGTTAAGAGAAAATTTAGAAAATTATGAGAAACGTCAATATAAATTATATTTGTTTAATGATGAAGAAAAGTTTAAAAGAAAAATACGATTGCAAATAATATAAAATATAATTATATATTATGGGAAAAAGAAAAACAAGGTGTATTCGTTCGAGAAATCGTTGTAAAAGAAGAAATCAACGTAGAACAATAAGAAAGAGTAGATATCAAATAGGTGGGTGAGGTGGAATGAGCATCCACGCATACAAAAAAGAAAATAGTCGAATGTTGTATGGTGGGTGAGGGCCGGCGATTATTTAAAGGAAAATATATTACACTTAATAATTTTTCTTTAAATAGTTTTTCAATTATATTAATATTTCTGGAATGACGCTACCAAATACTTATTTGTTAGTCGATAAAGAAATTATATTATACATCCCATAATATAATTTATATTGGTGATTTGTTTTTTCTAACCAATGTATAAACCATATTTTTACTACGAAATCAATCATATTTTCAGTTCCAATAGAATGATTGTTTGTCTGATGAACTGTATACTGATGTAATATTTTGGGAATTCACTTCTAAATCCATTATTAAATATATGTAATATTCTTTATTTATATTTAATAATCAATTTTTATGGAATGATGCTTTTGAATATATTATAAAACTGTTTTTCATCAAGATTTGTAGAATTGAGATGTTTATTTGTTATTTCGTATATTAGATTAGGATTTTTGTGTTGAAAATAATCTCCTAATTTTACTGGTATGTAATGTATTCTATTTGTATTACTTTGATTTACATGACTATTAAACGAATAAATTTCGTTTTGACAACTATTAGATAATTGAATATAATTGTTAGTTTTTTCTCTAATTCCATTTGTTATTGTTGTATAATTATTAATAAATTGACTAATATTTTTTGTATTAACTTTATTTAATATTTTCACCAAATCAGTTTGTTTCTTTATAAATAATATATCATTATACATTATTATTGTAGGTTGAATTATATTTTCGTTTGATTTTATTGAATAACACATATTACATTCATTGAATTTTGTAATAATTAAATGTATCATTGCATTTATATCTCCTTCAAAATATTCACTACCATAATCTGTTCTTTTTTTGAATGTTGTATTAAATATGTCTAAAATTGTTCTTTCAAATAAATCACAGTCAATTACATATAATACTAATATTGGTTCAGTCCCTTTATCATATCCAGACAACCGTTTATTAAAATCTGTTGTTTTTCCAACCTTATATACAGGTTCAGAAATATTAATAGATGCTCGACAGTGTATTAAATAAATATATGGCATATTTAATTCTATTTTGT